ATCTTGTATGAGTGAGCGAATCGCCGACAACTCTCCCATAAGGTATTTGTAATCTTCCATCGATTTTATATTGCCACCAGCAATTATGTCAACCGCGTTCTGTTCTCTTTGTCTTAAAGTCTTAAATAAATATTCTGCTAGATTTACAGCATCCATTGGCTCTCTCCTGCCTATGTTTGTTTATCTCTCCCTAGGATTTCCTCGCATAGGGGATCTTGTTAAGCTTGGTCTACTGCCAAGCGTTGGAAGTGTGGGAAGTGTTACAGACGGTAATGATGGCATAGAAGGCATTGGTTGAGGTGCCATTGTTTGAGGCACTACAGGTGCTGATGCTTCTCCACTAGCAGCTCCCAAAGCTTCAGCTACGCTTGGATAAGTGTAGTCAGTGCCTACTGGGTTAACTATCGGTCTACCTGAGTCAGTAAAGGGGTTTGGTGGACGAAGGTCAGGGTTTTGTTCATAAAATTCTTTTTGTCTTTGTATAAAATCAGAAAAGTTTTCACCTGGAAGTGGCTCTATGTATCTTGGTGGAGGAGGTGGAGGAGTTTGTGGGGTAACTTCTGGCTCAACCATAGGTAACATGGGTGGCCGTGCGTCAGCAGCTGTTCCCGTATCACTTAAACTAGCATTAACGGCTTCCATATCAATGTCAGGTATTTGTACTGTTTGCCCAGTAGGTAATGTAATAGGTTTCATGGGAGATGGCATTGGAAAATAACTATCAGGTTCGACTGCAAGTTTAGCTTCACCCGGTCCTCGTGCTCTCATATCAGTAAGATTATAATCTGATGGATTTACAGATGTATCAGGAAGAAAAGCTTTACCAGGACCACCAACCGATACAGGATCTTGTGGAGCTGGTGCTGGTGCAGTAATAGGTGTTCTTCTTGGTGTTGTGTCTACATTTCCTCTATCTTCAAAAGTTCTCATATTTTCTGACTCTTTTTCTGCTTCTTCTCTAGTTCTATAGACTTTATTTCTAAATTGTTTTGGTACTCTGCTCCATCCTTCTGTAGTGTTTTGAATTCTTCCTTGATCGTCCATCCAATAAATGTTCATTAAATAACCAGAGCTAGGGTCGCCTTCTACTCTATAAGCATGTCCTCCAGCTGCAATTCTTGCTCCCATTTCACTAGGAGCATATGGATCATACTTTGGCTGTGGCGTAGGCTCTGGCATTGGCATGACTGGCATTGGTCTTACTGGTCCTGGATCAACAGGATTTAATCCTTCTATAGGTTGTTCTATCGGCACTCTAGGTGGTGCAGGTTGAGCCATTTCAGGAGGAGGCGTGGGACTAGGCATAGGCATTATCGGTCTTTCATATGGCCTTCTAAAATTATCTCCTATTGCATCTGGTCTTCTGTCAGTAGGCATGAAAGCTTGTTCTGGTTGAACAGGAGCTTGATAGCCTTCAGGTGTAAAATATGCTGGACCACCTACGACTAGACTGGGTCTAGGTTGCATAGGCTGTGGAGGTGCTGGCATTCTTCTTACGTCTTCAAAACCTCCCACTGATTGGTCTTGTACGCCAGGTGCTACTGGAGGTATTGCCATTAATAGATTCCGCTAAACTTAGTTCCTCTTAAAGCAGCTCCACCGCCACGAGACTTTCCAGCCCCAAATGGTTTAGGTGCGCTTCCGTTAGCGACTTCTTCTGGTCCTGAGTAATTAACAGTACCTTGGTCTTTGATAGTAACGCTTGATTTAACGCCTTTTACTTTTTCCATTTTTATTACCTCTTTTATTTTTTGACCTTCTTGCCTCTTCAAGGGCTATAGCAATGGCAGTCTTTTGTTTCTTTCCACTGCGAGTCAATTCACTTATGTTAGCAGATATTGTCTTCTTGCTACTACCTTTTTTTAAGGGCATTACTTTTTCTTTTTAGTAACCTTTACCTTTGGTTTAGTTACCTTGGCCTTAGTCTTAGAGACGGCTTTAGGCTTTTTGGATGCAGTTTTCTTTTTGGGTTTGCTTTCCTTAACGACTTTCGCGAGTATTTCGTTAGCTTCTTTGTCGGCTTCTTTCGCGATTTTGTCGATGTCGATATTTGCATTCTCATTGACGATCGGTTGATTGGCATTGATCCTTTGCTCCTCTTCTAACTTTAATTGTTTCTTCTGCATTTCTGCTTGTTCTTTTCTTAATGAACTCATCTGTTACCTCTCATAATATCCATTGCTTTAAATTGTGCAGCCTGGTCTATTCTTTCTTTCGCTATATCGTCTTTCATAAGAGCAATATCCTTTTGAATACCCAAACGCTGCTCTGCCAAATCATTGTTTTCCATAGCCCTCATAGCATCAAACTGTTGTTTCTGAGCAAACTCTTCACGCTTGCGCTGTACATCATCAGCTTTGATATCTAGTTCTTTACCTCTAAGTTCAACCAAAGGATCTGGTTGCGGTGGAGGTGGCATGAACATAGCATTGATTTGTTCTGTTAATCCTGAAACAACAGCAGCAATATCTTTAGCTACATTCTCTTGTAGCTTCTGTTGATATTCCATACCAACTTCTGGTGTAGTTGTTGTATCTGTTGAACCATAGATTGGAACTCAGGATTTTGTGCGTTTTGCTCATCTACAATTTCAGCAGCTCTAAATGAAATATGCTGATAGATATGGGCTTGTATCATAGACAACACAACTGGGTTGGATTGTGCAGTGATTGTTCCATACAAAGACATGTGACTGTTGATGTGTGCATCATGATCTTGTCCAGCAAAAGCTTGCGCTGGCATACCAGCGATTAAACTTGCGTTTTCATTAGCTGGATCTATAGGTTGTGGTTGAGGTGGTGGAGGTAATAACTGTTCAATGTTCTGTACACCCATAGAAGAATACATTCTTCTGTAAGCTTCATATATTCCAGTGGGACCATGAATCTCTGGATTACTTTGTACGGTTCTCAATAGTTCTTGAGCCATCATGACTCTTTGACTCATAGAGAAAGTATTGGGATCTGATACAGGTAATACGTCTACTCTGTTATCAAAGTCCATAGCTTTAATCATCTGATTGCCATTAGCCGTAGAATAGGGGTAAGACGGTGGTAATGATTCTGAAAACACTTTAGCTAGGATTTCAAACTCAATCCTTTGGCTTGCATGTAGTCTTTTATGTATCGCACTCATCACACGAGTACCACGTTCCAATAAAGCTATCGTTGTACCTACTGGTGCATTTTGATTGCCATCACCAACTTGCGTATCAGCGATAGATGCGAAACGCCTACCGCTATCAACCAATATCCCTAGGAGAGAGAGTAGGGTTTGACTTGGCTCCTTAAAAGGCAGCGGAACAAAAGCGTCTCGCAAACTACCACCGGGAGCATCCATATCTCTGAACTCTCCAGGTTGCAAAGGCTGATCATCATTGCGGATACGAATACCACGCGCTTTAAATCCAGCCGGTAAGTTAGAAAGAGTTCCAGCGTCAATAAGCTGACGCAAAATAGATGTGGAAGCTTTAGATAAGCCACCAATCATGTGAGTCAAACCAAAGCCATAGAATCCTAGACCTGGTAAAAATTTGTAATGTACGAAGTAATTAATCCTTTGCTTCAAAGGATCTTCTTCTCTGTAGTTTCTTCTAACAGATAAAACTTTATTGTTAGCTATGGTTACGATGTATGGAAGTTTGATTCCTGTTTCTTCGCCTTCTGCATTGAGGTCTTCATATCCTGGTATATCTAGTTCTGTATGGATCTCATAGACCTTACAGGTATCATCATCGTTGTAACTTGGGCTAACGCCTTGTAAATCATCTATCTCTTCTTGAATGCCATCAGTATCTTCTGCCAACATATTTCCAGAATCTACATCCACATCACTATAGAAACCTATTTGTTGTAGTTTTTTAATGTCGTTTATAGACATATTGATTACGTGAGTAATCCTAGTAGCACTGTGTAGATCTGTAGCAGCGTAAGGCACAATTAAATCTTCACTTGGGATAAACTTAGATACTGCTCTGCCTAGATTCTGATCGTAGTAAACCTTTCTAAAGGCTGAACCAGACAAAGGTAGGTAGAACAACATCTGATCCGTTTCAGGATCATACTCTTTCATGATCTGCATCAACTGATAGTTCATGAACTCTTGTACACGAGAAGCTTGCGCTTCACTGTCAGGAGTAGTCATACCCAATACTTGTGTCTTAACTGGTCCTTGAGATGGTAGTAATTCGTTATAGGCTTGCGCTTGGAACTGAGTGACGGATTCTGCCAATAACGGATGCATCACCCCGGATGCGCCTTCAAATGGTTGAGATCTCTCTTCGTACTTCATACCAAGATACTCAAGGCCATCCTTGTAAGTCTTCTCCCAATCGCTACGAGAATCCTTATCAGCGTCAATGTTGCCCATCAAATCATTCTTTAAAGAATTCAAATCAGAGTCATCCATCAAGTCTGCTAAGTTAGCAGAGAATTCTGTGTCATCTACAGGCTCTGGCATATTGCCAAAAGCAATCGTACCGTCTTCTAGTTCTTCAAATGATTCTAGTTCTGGATCTTCTTCAGTCACATCGACTTCGATATCCATCCCTTTGGTTCGGTTCCTAACCTGAAGTTCTTCTTGTTCTTCAGGATCAATTGCCTTGTCTATATCTGCCATTATCTATTACCTTTTAAAAAAGCTCTCCCCTGACCTTTTGTTGCTAGACCGCCATTCTTTTTCTTAACAGGCTTAATAACTTTTAAAGTTGAACCGCCATGTGCTTCATCAAGAGCTTTCTGTATTTCAGGTACATCAGACTTATAAGCTTGCTTGCCCTTGCGGTATCTCTCCTTGTCTTTATCAGAAGGCTTAAGTTCTTTAATTTCTTTAACAAGTTTCTTGATTAAAGACTTAGCTATTTTTTTAGCCATGATTACTTTTTAGAGTTCATGTAGGCTTTACCTAGCCCTTTAGTAGCCATTCCGCCCGCTTTGAATTTCTTAGGTGCAGATGAATTAGCCATACCGCCAGCAGCTTTCTTCTTAGGTCTTCTAATGAAATCGATAGCACCTTTATCGCCACCGAACTTCTTGTCCTTACCTAAAAGAATCTTTTTAGCTTTTTGTCCTAATCTATTCAATGGACCTCTAGCTTTACCTTTTCTGTTGGCGTACTGTCTTAGTTCATTAGCATCGTAACCTTTTTTCTTAAGATCATCTTTGGTTACTGCTGTGTATTGTTTTCCTTCCCAAGTAAACTTAGTTCCTTCACCTTTCTTACGAGCTGCCTTGAAAGCTTCTCCGAAAGTTACTTTAGATGCTTCAGATGCAGGTTTCTTTCTTTTGGCTAATCCTGTACCTACAAAACCAGCTGCTGTTGCAGCACCAAGCGCAAGAGCACCTTTTTCTCTTTTGTTGAGACC